GCCATCTGTGCATTTTCGCGAAATGGAGGTTTAGGCTCCGCGAAATCATCATTTTGAAAGGAGATTTGTAATGGCAGGCCGACCACCGATTCCAACAGCATTGAAATTGCTCCGTGGCAATCCTGGCAGACGGCCATTGCCCGAGGGCGAACCGAGGCCAGCGAGGAAGGCTCCTCCCATGCCCCGGGATCTCGATCCGATTGCGAAAAAGGAGTGGAGTAAGCTTGCTCCGGGGTTCGTCAAGCGCGGGATTCTGACTGAGGATGACGGGATGGCGTTTTCCAGTCTGTGTACTGCATATGCGGCTTGTGTCCGAATCCGGATGGCTCTTCAGGAGTGCGATTTCAAGATGCTTACTGAGAAGCACTCGTTCTTGGAGCAGAAGTCCGAGGAGGGTCGATCCAACGAAGTCATGGCCGTGGAACTGAAGATCAACCCGCTGTATGCCCAGCAGAGGCTGTCTTTGGATTCTCTTCGTTTCTGGTGCAGCGAATTCGGCACGACTCCTTCTTCCAGGGGGAAGATCAACGTCCCGATGGGGACCGAATCCGATCCTGGGGAGGATTATCTGAGTGGACGCTGACGATGACCTTTGCCCGGTAGAGCAATACGCCCGTGACGTGGGTGCCGGCCGGATCGTGGCGAACAAGTGGATTCGGCTTGCCTGCAAGCGTCATCTGAAGGATCTGGAAGTCGGGGGGAAGCGGGGGCTTCATTTCGACAAGGCTGCGGCAAAGGATGCGATGGAGTTCTTCCCCCAACTCCTGAAGTTCTACGAGGGGGAATTCGACGGGAAGCCGTTCATCCTGATTCCATATGAGCAGTTCATCGTGGGCAGTCTGTTCGGGTGGAAGACGAAGGACGGGTACAGGCGATTCCGGACTGCGTATGTGGAGATGGCGAAGGGGAACGGAAAATCTCCTCTTGCCGCCGGGATCGGGCTGTACGGGTTGGTCAGGGATGACGAACCCGGGGCTGAGATATATTCGGCAGCCACAACGAGGGATCAAGCCGGGATTCTCTTTCGGGATGCCAAGGCGTTTGCCAATGGATCTCCGGCCCTCCTGCGTCGGCTCCGGGTGGACAAGAACAACATCGCCTACGAAGCGGAGAACAGCTACTTCCGCCCGGTGAGTTCGGAGCATCGGGGGCTGGATGGGAAACGACCACACATCGCCCTAATCGATGAGATCCACGAACACCCGAACGACCAGGTGGTCAACAAGATGCGGGCCGGTACGAAGGGTCGGACGCAGGCACTCATTTTTGAAATCACGAACGCCGGGTACGACAGGCACTCGATTTGCTACCAGCACCACGAGTATTCGCAAAAGATTCTCTATGGGTTCGACACCCCGGACGGGTTAAAAAACGATGCCTGGTTCGCCTATATGTCCGGTCTGGACGTATGCGAGGCTTGTGCGGACGATGGCAAGGTTATCCCGATGGATGGGTGTGCGGATTGCGACTCGTGGAAGGACGAGAACACCTGGATCAAGGCGAACCCGGGGCTTGGCATCGTCATTCCGAGAAAGTACCTCCGGGAACAAGTTGCGGAAGCCTCCGAGATGCCGTCCAAGGAAAACATCGTCAAAAGACTCAATTTTTGTATTTGGACGGAGTCAGTTACGAAATGGTTATCGATGGAGAAGTGGCAGGCCTGCGGAACTCCGGTCGTCCCGGAGGTACTCAAGGGGCGAACCTGTTACGGGGGACTCGACCTTTCCTCGGTGACCGATGTCGCCGCCTGGATCAAGGTGTTCCCGCCGGCCGTGATCGGAGAAAAGTATGAAATCCTCTGTAGATTCTTTATCCCTGAAGACAATATGCGGGAGCGGGTACGTCGGGATAAGGTTCCGTATGATGTCTGGGCGAGGCAGGGGTTTATCACCCTCACCCCCGGGAACATCATCGACTACGCCTTCATCCTCGACACGATCCGGCAGGACACGGAAGAATACGACCTCGCGGAACTCGCATTCGACAGATGGGGAAGCCAGAAAATAACGACTGACTTGCAGGATCTGGGGTTTGAACTGGAGGGAAAACGCTCTCTGGTTCAGTTTGGACAGGGCTTTGCGTCGATGGCCGCTCCAACGAAGGAGTTGGAGAAGATGGTGATCGCCCAGGAGTTGGCGCATGGAGGGAACCCTGTCCTTACCTGGATGGTGTCCAACACCGTCGTGCGGACCGACCCGGCCGGCAACCTCAAGCCCGACAAGGAAAAATCAACGGAGCGGATCGACGGGGTCGTGGGACTCATCATGGCCCTCTCCCGGGCGATGCTCCTGACCGAAACCACCTCAGTGTACGAAACCAGGGGGGTTCTGACCTTCGGGAGGAAAGACGAGGCTTAATTGGCGAAAACAAGGCGAAATAACAGGGAATTTACCCATTATTGGGGGATATTTTGAGCCTTTTAGGGAAAATCAAGGAGTTTTTCACGGCTGATTTGGCGCTTACGGATGAAAAAGCGTGGAACCCGTCGCTATGGAGCATGATCGGGTCGCAATCCCTGTCCGGGGAAAACGTCTCTGAGGCCACCGCACTTACCTACTCCGCCGTTTTCAATGCGATCACCTTGATCGGGGGAACCCTCGGATCGCTGCCACTCCACCTCATGCGGAAGAAGAACAAGAAGAAAGAACACGCAGAGGAAAAGCCGCTCTACCGCATCATGCACGACCAATGGAACCCGTACATGACGGCGATGGCTGGGCGAGAATGTTTAGCTTCCCACGTCCTTTCCTGGGGGAACGGTTACGCGGAGATCGTTCGGAACTACATGGGGGAAGTCGTTGAGTTGTGGCCCATCACGCCCGACCGGATGCGGATCGATATGAAGGGCAACGACCTCATTTACATCGTTCGTGTCGACAACAGGGATATCGTTCTCCCACGCGAGAAGGTTCTTCACGTTCCCGGTCTTGGGTTCGATGGTTTCCTGGGGTACTCGGTGATCGCCTTGGCCCGGAAATCCATCGGACTCGGGATGGCAATCGAAAGTTTCGGAAGCCTTTATTTCGGGCAGGGTACGCACCCGGGAGTCGTTGTTTCGCACCCACAGAAGTTGTCTCCCACGGCTTCTTCCAACTTGCAAACATCTCTTGTCCAAGAATACAGCGGGCTTGGGAAATCCCATCGGCTCCTGCTTCTCGAAGAGGGGATGACGGTTGCGAACATCGGGATTCCCCCCGAGGACTCGCAATTCCTCGAGAGCCGCCAGTTCCAGGTGACCGATATCGCCCGGTGGTACAACCTCCCGGTCCACAAGCTGAAGGAGATGACGAAGAGTTCCTTCAACAACATCCAGGAGGAGCAGCAGTCCTTCGTCACCGACTCGGTTCTCCCCTGGCTCGTCCGGTTTGAGCAGAACTACAACATGCAGCTTCTTCTCCCGAACGAGCAGGGTCGGCAGAAACTTTACTTCAAGCATAGCGTCGAGGGGTTGCTTCGCGGGGATTCAAAGAGTCGCGGAGAATTCTACAAGGCCATGTTCGGCATCGGGGCGTTCACCATAAACGATATCCGCGAACTCGAAGACAAAGACCCGTCCACCAATGAGTATGCCAATGAGCATTTTGTCCCCATGAACATGGTGCCACTCAGTGGGATAAAGGAACTGCTGGCAAAAGAGAAGGAGCCGAAAGCGATTCCGGCCCCCCAGAGAGAAAACGGAGAAGACCAAGACGAAGCTGCGAGGAGGAGAGGGCAATGAGGAGATGGTACGAGATAAAAAACAAGGCAGATGTTTCGGAGATTTGGCTGTACGACGAAATCGGGTTCTGGGGAATGGGGGCGAAGGAGTTCATCGTTGAACTGAACGCCATCAAGAGTCCCAAGATCGATATGCACATCAACAGCCCGGGCGGTGATGTGTTCGATGGTGCGGCGATCTACAACGCGATCAAGCGCCACCCCGCAGCCGTCGTGTCTTTTGTCGATGGGATTGCGGCATCAATCGCTTCCGTCATCGCTCTGGCCGGCGAGAAGGTTGTCATGGCAGAGAACGCCATTTACATGATGCACAACCCTTCCGGCTTCACCATCGGCACGGCCGAGGACATGCGGAAGACCGCTGACATCCTGGACAAGGTCAGGGACACGATGATCGGGGCGTACATGGAAAAAAGCGGGAAAGACGAAGATGCGATCAAGGCTCTGCTCGACGGGGAAACCTGGCTGAACGCAGAGGAAACGAAGGACGAAGGGTTTGCCGACGTGATCGGGGAAAAATACGACATGGCCGCCTGTGCCAAGTTCGTCCCCGCTTTGGCGAAAATGGGCTTCAAGAACGTGCCACAAAGGTTGCAGGCACTACGGGAAATACCAACTGCGCGTGACTGTGAACAAGCCCTACGGGATGTAGGGTGCAGTTCAACGGTTGCGAAATCAGTCCTTGCGCGGGGATATACCGACGACCTTCGGGATGAAGGTGGCGAGGTAGAACCCCCTACGGTAGCGATCCCTCCACGGGATGTGGAGCCGGAACCGACTCCAGCGAAAAAGGACCGCATCTCGGACCTCCTTACGAGGGCCGAAGTAGCAGCACCCACCACTTAAAGATGGAGGTAGGAAAGTGAAGACAGTATCGCAATACAAGGTGGACATTGGCAACTTGATGCGGAAGGCGGACGACATCGATGCACTGTGCATCTCGGAAAACCGCGACCCTTCCGAAAAGGAACGCAAACTGAAAACCGAACTGCTTGACACGGTCGAGGAGTACAGGAACACCATCGCGGTGATGGAACGGCAGGAGAGGATCAAGGGCGAACTCGAAGCCCCGCTTCCTCCGCTCACGAAGCCGGAGCCGCAACCGCCAAGAACTCCGGAGGCCGAAGCAAAGGATCGCTTCCCCACCTTCGGGGCGCAGATGGCCGCAGTCATGAGGGCCGGACTTCCCGGCGGGACCGTGGATACGAGGCTCCGCATCACGGCGGCGGCGGCATCCGGGCTTTCCGAAACGGTTCCGAGCGACGGCGGATTCCTCGTCCAGCAGGATTTTTCTTCCGCGTTGCTTCAGGACATTTTCGCAACCGGGGTACTGGCGGCAAGGTGCCGTCGGCAACCGATCAGCGCGGGGTCCAACAGCATCAAGATCAACGGTGTGGACGAAACCTCCCGTGCTTCAAACCGCTTCGGGGGTATCCTCGGATACTGGGCGGACGAAGCGGACGAGAAGACCAAGAGCAAACCGAAGTTCAGAAAAATCGAACTGAGCCTGAAGAAATTGATCGGGCTTTGTTACGCGACGGATGAGCTGCTCGACGATGCTGCCGCACTCGAAGGCTTCATCCGGGCGGGGTTTGCTTCCGAGTTCGGCTTCCTGACCGATGATGCGATCATCAACGGAACTGGCGCGGGGATGCCGCTCGGCATTCTCAACGCCGGATGCCTGGTCACGGTTCCCAAGGAAACCGGCCAGCAGGCCAACACGGTCGTTGCGGAAAACATCATCAACATGCGTTCGAGGCTTTTCGCATCGTCCCGCGTGAACTCGATCTGGCTGGTGAACCAGAACATCGAGCCGCAACTTCACTCGATGGTCTTGCCGGTCGGCACCGGGGGCGTTCCGGTTTACTTGCCCGCCGGGGGGCTTTCAACCTCGCCTTACGACACGCTGTACGGCAGACCCGTCGTTCCCATCGAGCAATGCCAGAGCCTCGGAACGGTCGGTGACATTCTCTACGTCGACCTCGGCGGGTACATCCTTGCCGAGAAGGGCGGACTCCAGTCGGACGTAAGCATCCACGTTCGTTTCATCTACGACGAACAAGTCTTCCGTTTCATCCTGCGTCTCGACGGTCAACCCGTTCGTGCCTCCGCTCTCACGCCTTACAAGGGCGGTGCGAACTACACCCAGTCACACTTCATCGCATTGGCGACCAGAGCGTAATCAACCAACAAAGGCCAACGGGGTTCCCCCGTAGAAGGAGATCGGAATGTATTCAGAAGACCTCAAGATCATCCCTCTGCTTTCCAGCCCGGATACGGGTGCAGGGGTAAGTTTCGACAGCATCAACATGAAGCATTTCCACAAGGCCACCATCGCTATCACCTTCGGTGCGATTGTCGGTGATGCGGTTCTGACCGTGAACAGCGGTGCGACGGACGGGGCGTTGACCTCGGCCCTGACCTTCCGTCACGCGCGGGGTGGTGCTGCCATCGGTTCGGCCAACGCCGATGTTCTTGAGGCGTGGGTGGCGGCGGCAACCTTGACGCTCACGCAGGCGACGTACACGACCAGGATGCTCGTCCTCGAGATCGACTCGAAGGCGATGGATCTGGCGAACAACGAGGATTGGTTGACGGTGGCGCTTTCTTCTGCCGGGACGAGTGCGTACACCCATGCCGTCGCGATCCTCCAGCCGAGATACACCAGCGACCTGTCGGCTACGGGTCTTGCGTAATTAACTTTTAACCGGGGGCGGTCCTTCGGGGCCGCTCCCCTTTTGTGGGGGGTAAATATGCTTCGAGAAGAAATCACACAGGTGGAGGAAATCGCAAGAAGAATCGCGAAGGAAGAAATCAAGCTCGCCATCGAAGCCGAGAAACGCGGCCCGGTAGCAACCGAACCGGAACCGGAAGCGGAAAAGGCAGTCGATCCGCCGGGGCCATCGGTGCCGGAAGAAGCACCCGAGTAACCACAATCCGTTTTGATGAAGGAGAAACATTATGGCTAAGAAATCAACAAGGGAGGCCGTGGGCGACCTGAAACGCGGCCTTGTGGTACGGACGACGGAGAACCTTGAGGCAACCGACTATTGGTTGACCGCCGACACCGCGACGATCTTCAACGTCTTCGGTCGGATTCGCCTCATGGGGCTGTACGCACTAATCACCGAAACGATGGCAGGGGCGGCCCAACCGAACTACGCCTACGTTTCCACCACTCCGGTCATTGCCAAGGCGGACATCTGTGCGGTAGTCGCCTCAATCAATGCGAAGGTTCCAGGCGATAGCGTGGCGTGGCTCGGTGGAACCGTCGCAACTGCGGGTGGAATCGCTGGTCCTCCGATGATGGCGATTTGTCCGGGAGCCAACTTTATCATCGGCGGAGTTGCTGCCGATGGAACAAGTTTCATTGGCGGGATTACGACTGATGGTTCGATTGCAGACGCTACTGATGGGAACATCACTTTCTATATCGAGTACGTTCCCCTGAGTGACGGTGCATACGTTACTGCGGCTGTTTAATTCTTCACGACAAGGAGAAATACAATGGTAATGGGACACAAATATAGTCCATCAACGTATGACATGGTGGCGAATGTTGTCGGTGGGTTACGGGTGGAGACAGCCGTTCTCACAGACCTGGCAACGTACTGGACGAACCCTGTCACGTTTTCAATCTTTGATGTGATCGGCCGGATCAAGGTTCACGCCTTGTATTTGGAAATCACGGCGGTACTTGATGCCAATGCTACCACCCTGGCATTCAGGTGGACGAATACGACTCCCGCTGTCGGCATTGCAGACATCGGGGCGGCTTCCGCTTCCCTTGCCACTCTTGGCCCAGGCTCAAGGGCGATGTGGCTCGGGGTTTCGAGTGTGACTGCGGTGGCGGCGGGTCCGAGTGCGGGGATTTCGTATCTCGCAGAACCCGTGGACTTGGGATACGAGAGTGGAGCATCCCCTCCCGTAAACGGAGTCGGGCTTATCTCCGCATTGATCGAAGGCGGAACGCAAGCGGGAACGGCGAGCGGAAGGTATGTGATTCACTACACGCCTTTGTCCGAAGGGGCAGAAGTCACAGCATCAGTCTAACACTCAATGATGGGCGGCGGCCGAAGCGGTAGGCCGAACCGAGGACCGTTGGGGGGTCTAAACCTCCCCGCCGCCCTCTTTTCGGAGGATAAGGGATGGCTGTCAAGCTGATTACGGGGATAAAGAATTTCGTGGGTTTGGCGGCTGACTCCAAGCCTACAGGCGTTCCGGTTGGCTCGACCTTCTTGGAATACGATACGAACATCCGAAGCATTACCTACGATGGGACGAACTGGGAGATCACCGAGGTTGGTTCCATCGTTTGCGACACGACCATCGACTTGCAACAGGCTGCGGCAACGTATGATCTCTACACCGCCACGACAGGAACGGTGTACGTCCAGAGCTTTATGCTCACCATGCCGAGTTCTCCGGACGTAACCGATGACGCGACGATCACGAGCATCTCGATCCAGACGGACACCACGACGGTGATCGAATTGCTTTCTGCCGCGAATGGTGCGAAGGCGAACCTCATCGCAGATACGGAGTTTGCATACACGACCCCGTTCTATCTGCCTGTCGGGAACAAGATCCAGTTGACAATCGCCGGCGGGGCGGCTGATGCATCCACGGTCTGCGATGTGACAGCCCGGTACATTCCCGTTCCTTCCGCGTCCTACTTGGCTCCGTAAGGGAGAACCCATGAAGGCTGACCTTTTTACGGCACCGACTCTCGAGCCTGTCCTGGTTGCGGATTGCAAGGATCATTTGCGTGTGGTGATCCACGATGACGATGATCTGATATCCCAGTACATCACCTCTGCCAGGGAGGAAGTGGAGGACTGGACTCGACGGGTTATCCTGACGCAGACCTGGGATTATTACCTTGAGCAGTTTCCGCCGGGGAAATCCATCCTGTTGCCCTTCGGGAACCTTCAATCCGTTACCCATATGAAATACACGGACTCGGATGGAACCCAGAACACGATGACCGTGACCACGGACTACCTCGTGGAAACGAACACGGAACAACTCGGGCGTATTGTCCTTCCACCGAACACTTCCTGGCCTACCGATGTTCTCTACTCATCGAAGCCGATTGTAATTCGGATGGTATGCGGGTGGACAACCCGAGCCTCAGTTCCGATGAAGATTAAATCGGCCATCAAGATGCTGGTCGCCCAGATGTACGAGGACCGGGGTGAAAACATCATCGGCATAACGGTTCATGAGAACAAAGTGGTCGATAGGCTTCTTGCTTCAGAGAGGTTGTGGGGGGCGTTTTGAGGATCGGGGATCTCAGACACAAGATTGAGTTGCAATCCTTCACCTCCGTTTCGGATGGCATGGGGGGTTTTACGAAAACCTGGGCGAGGGTCGCTTTTGTCCGTGCCGCCATCTGGCCCATACCGGCGAAGGAGCAGATCCTGGCGGCCTCTCCCACGATGATTGGTACGCATCGAGTAAGGATTCGGTACTACGGGGATCTCACTCCGGCCTGGAGGATTTTATTCGGGACGAGGTATTTTTCCATCGTAAGCATAATTAACCCGAACGAAAAAAACCAGATGCAGGAACTTTTGTGCAAGGAAGTTCTATGAAGAATCTAACGACGGCCATTTATGGGAAAATCTCCGGTTCCGCATTTTCAACTTCCATCGGCGGGAGGCTCTACAAGGCCCGCGCACCGCAAGGTGTAACTTGGCCTTACGTTGTCTACGACCTGATCTCCGATATACCGGCAGATACGTTTACGGAGAGGTTGGAAGACGTTCTTATTCAGTTTTCGATCTTCTCAAGTACATCCGGCACTACGGAGATTGAAGACATCCTGACGAATTTGAAAGCCTTGTACGACTATTGCTCCCTGTCGATCACCGGGAACACGCACCTCTTGATGGAACGACATAATGCGACCTTTCTGAGCGGGGGATTGGATGTGGAAGAAGGGGGCGGTCAATATTACCAGTACACCGTGGATTACTACATCATGATGAAAAAAAACTGAGGGGGGATTCCAGGGGGGGTGTTCGATGGCATTAGTTACTGGTCATGATCCAATCTGCAAGGAGGTTTGTGCGGCGTTCGGCATCGATGTGAAAAACACCAGATCATTAGACATTCGGTTTGCCGCTGGCGAAATAGCAGGGATAAAGGCCGTGAGATATGTCGAGAAAGGAGAAGCTGCCGAATTCGTGGGTGTTATCAGCCGGCACGAATTAAAAGTTGAATTGAAAGAACAAAATCCCTTGAAGCGTGTCGTGCGCGGAATGATAGATAAATTAGGTGTTGCATGAAGTCAATTATCATTCCGGTATGGAACCAGCACGAACTGACCTTGGAATGTATCACGGCAATTCGGGAAACAACGGAGGATTACGAACTCGTCATCGTGGACAACGGATCTGCCCCGCCGATACCACGACCGTATGTGGGGTTCATCGATGTCACGATGATTCGCAATGAAGAAAACAAGGGATTCCCGGTAGCGGCCAACCAGGGAATCCGTGCGGCGAAGCACGAAACGATTATCCTGCTGAACAACGATGTCATCGTGACCCACGGGTGGGCTGATCTGTTGGAAGCCCGGTTGGACACCTTCTCCATCGTTGGACCGATGACAAACTACGCCGCCGGCCATCAAAGGGTTACGCTCCAAGCTTATGAGAACAAGGATGAACTTAACAAGGCCGCAGCCTTGCACCGCGAAGGGTATAGCGGGGTGGTAACGGAGGTCAACTGGATCACAGGCTTCTGTTTCGTTTTCAGGAAATCCCTGTTCGATGAGATCGGGGATTTCGATGAGGGGATGTGGCCTTGTAGCGGGGAGGAAATAGATTTCTGCTATCGGGCGAGGGAGGCAGGGGATCGCATCTGCATCGCAAACGATGTCTATGTCCACCATGAGGGGGGCGTAACCTTCAAGGAAATGGAGAGTGAGGGGACGCTCGTCTACAAAGACATTTGCGTTGAAACGTCGGATCGCCTCAAGAAGAAATGGGGCGATGGGTTTTGGGATGAGCAAATCGTTCGGGGAGAGGGAGAAGAAGGCTTACGTCTTAACTTGGGGTGCGGTCCTTTTCATCTGCCTGGATTCGTCAACATCGACCTTGATGAGGAACGGAACCCTGACTTGGTATGCGACATCCTTGCTCTCCCGTATGGAGCGGGGGAAGTTGACGAGATGTATGCAGGGCATATCCTCGAGCATTTCGATTGGCCGACTGGAGGAGATGCCTTGCGGTACTGGTTCCGCCTCCTGAAACACGGCGGGAAGATTTCCGTAGTCGTGCCTGACTACGATGTTCTCATAAAGGATTATATCCAAAATCCCACCCCGGACAGGCTCCGGGAGTTCAACGATCTTTACGTCTACTCGTGGAGGGACAGGAGAAATTCCCCGCACAAGTACGCATACAGTGCGGCGTTGCTGAAAGAGACGATGGAGAACGCCGGGTTCGTCGGGCTGAAAAGGATGCCCGTTGACCATAAGTATTTTCCGCACCCGGTGCATTGGCAATCAGGCTTTGAGGGGGTAAAGCCGTGAAGATCAGCAATATGCGTTTAGGCATAGGATTGCCCCTTTCTTACCATATGGTTCCCGCATCGTTTCTCGATTCATTCGTCACGCTGGAGAAACCTCCCTTCATCTACATGAGAGCAAGTAGCGGGTCGATTGATGAAATGAGGAACGAGTTGGTGAGGGATGCAATACAGTCGAACTGCACACATCTGTTGCTGATGGATACGGACCAGACCTACCATCCGAAAACCATCGAGCGGCTGATGGCACATCAGAAGCTTGTTGTCGGGTGCTTGGTGTTCCGGAGGTATCCGCCTTTCGATCCGTTGATGCTTCGGGGAGAGATCGGGAATTACAAAACAGTCAGCGAGTGGGAACCTGGCTCGCTTGTCGAAGTGGATGCAACGGGGACGGGGTGCATTCTTTACGACATGAAGGTGTTCAGGGAAATGCCGATGCCGTGGTTCCGTTCCCGTAAAGACCCGGAAACCGACAAGCCGATTGGGGAGGACATCGGATTTTGTTCAGACCTACGAAAAGCCGGGTACGAGATTTTCGTCGATACATCGACCCCGGCTGGACACTTGTCACAATTCATAATTACTGAGGGAACCTGGAACCTGTACCGAACACTTAGCGATGCGGAGGCCAAGGCGAAACATCGTGAGGAGCATGGCATCCTTGTCACCAAACCACCACAGAAGGAGGAAGTGAAATGAGTTTCAAGGCTGGCAACAACGCCAAGGTTACGCTCGGCGCAGACACGGTTGTTGGAATGGGTATGTGGGAACTTCCGGGAATCTCAACGGACCTCCTCGAGTCAACTTCCTTCGGGGACACAGCAAAACAGTACCTCACGGGGTTACTCGATTATGGCGACGTGTCATTCGAGGGATTGTACGACCCCGGAGACACAACGGGACAGGAAGTTCTCCTGAGTGCAAACCTGAACAACAGCAAAATCAGCACTATCAGGCTATATGTGGACAACACCAGCTACTGGACTCCCGACACCACCACGGTCACGGCGGCGGGGATGCTGGTGCAGACAACCGCAATCGGGATCGACAAGGGTGGACTGGCGACGATCAAGTTCACCGGGAAAGCCACAGGCCCGTGGGTGTTGGTGTAACAGCAAATAACAATGAGAGGGGGTTTTATGAAGTTCGATATTACTGGTGCGGCAGAGGGGGAGTGGTTCAAGTTTTTCAAATCGAAGATCAAGGAGAACGGGGAGATACAGTATCTCGACCCAGAGGAGAACGCAGGGAGGGTGCAAATCCGCATCTCCAACCCCGAAGTGGTCGAGGACATCCAAGCGAAGACCCGTAAGAAAGTCCAGGAGTGGGTCCATAACCCCAAGACCCGGGCGATGGAGCGGGGAACGTATTATGACCAGACAGAGGTGCAGGAGAAGAAGGAACGTGAAATGATCTGGGATTATGCGATTCAGGACTGGAAAAACTTGCTCGACAAGGACGAGAAGGAGATCCCTTGTACCTTGGAGAACAAGTTGAAGCTGATGAACATTCCGCAGTTCGCCCGTTTCATAGGGAGGTGCTTGCAACTCATAACCGGGGCGAACATTGAGTCGGAGGAGGTGGCTGGAAAAAACTGATGGAGGTCGCACAGTGGAGGGCGGAGAACCTGGCGAAATGTGTGACCTGTAAAGATATATACGCCATGAGGGAGCCATCGCAAGAACCTCCCTGCGGTGACTGTCGCCCCGCTATGCATGAAAGCAACGAAGATGCGTTTCTGATCTTTGGTCTGGTGCAGAATCAATTCATCATGGGACCATCTGGGCCGGTGGACATCAACCACCTTGCTGTCTGGGAAGCAATAGATCGGCTTCATGTCCAGAACGGACCTAAAGTGTTCTTGAAGGTGCTGGATCTCTCCCGTTGGACGATAGAAAGAATAAACGAGAAGCAGGACAGGAGTCCGTCGAAATGAGGGTCGCTAATTGGAGGGCGATGGAGATATTCGGAAAGGTTCAGGAGGTTGCGAGGCAAGGGGGAAGTGCGTTCATGGATGACGTAGTTGTCGTGGCGAAGGGGAATTGTCCTGTCGGAACCATCACACGGGAACCCGGGGGTGTCTCAATAAGACATCTGAGGTTCACCCCGAAGCGGAGTCGTGGCGTAACCATTCCGGTTAAGAAAAGAAAAGAAGTGGCTTTCACGGTAAAGCATTGGACCGGGAGAATACCCGGTACATTACAAGCTTCCATCCGCAAGGTATTGAAGGGATCACGGCCGGACAACATCCGGGTCTATGCGGGACACTTCAAAGCTCCTTACGCACATTTTGTTGAATACGGAACCGTGAAAATGAAAGCACAACCTTTCATGCGACCCACATTCAATACGATGAAAGGCAAGGCGAAGAAAGGCGTTGAGAAAGTCATGAAGCAATCTCCGGGAGCTTTCAAATGAGCGCTGGAACGATTTTTATTGAACTCGACCTTGATCCCAGGCGGTTCAAGAGCAAGCTGGCTGAATTACAGGCATCCGCAAGCAAAGCCTCCACTCATCTTGAAACAAACTGGAAGAGGTTAGGCGGCACTTCCGATGAAATGTTTTCGATTATGCGAAAAAGTTCGCAAAACACCTATGATGCCATTGTAAAACACGCAGGGGTTTCCCTTAATGCAAAACTTCGGGCGCATCAGATCCATAATGCTGAATTAGATAAACTCAACCGACAGCAATACTTGTGGCAGGAATCGACTTACCAGAAGTTGGGTATCACATCGCAAGCCATGTATGCCCAGATGAAGACGGATGCGTATAGTGCCTATGCCGCAATCGCCACCGCAGCGGGGCAGGGGTCGGCAAACGAAGTCGCCGCCGCAATCGCCAGGGATGCGAAGCTGGGTGCGATCAGGAGACAAGAAGTTGCACAGGCAAGAATGGCAACGACTGAGATGGAGAGGAATTATGCAATTCTTGGGATAAAGTCAGCAGCCCACTATAACAATATGAGGGCAGATGCTGTTAGGGCGTTTGAAAATATCAAGGCCGCCAACTTAGGAAAAAATCGGGTAATACTAAACGCACAAACTGCATTGAACGCAAAGCTGAAAGTGTTAGATGACCAACAGGCCGGTCGGCAGATGGCGAACGTCGGAAAGATAAAGCTCGGCTGGATGGAGATGGTCAAGGGGGCGATTGTCTTCCGGGTCGCAATGATGGCGATCCGTGGTTTATACGAGGCAACCGTTGGTGCGTTCGTAAAGGGCATTAAAAGCATTGAGGATTTGAGGCAGGCACAAATATCGCTTGCATCAGCCTTTGCCACAAACGATCCCTCCGTGCCTTTTGAAAGGATGAACAGGATTGCCGGTGGGGTTGTTGAGAAGATACAGGAGATGGATCGGGCTTTCGTTGGGACCGCCCAAGAACTCACGGTGTTGATAGATGCGTGGGCCACCTACGGGGGTGCGGTGGATCTTTCCACGCAGAAGACACAAGACCAGTTCGTGGTGTTTGCAAACATCGTCAAGCTGATGACCCGAGGGCAGGACTTCCAACGACAGGCCATGCAAGAGGTTCGGGCGTTGATGGAGGGTGCGAACGTCCAGGGGGCAATGATCGTCAAGAAGCTTGCGGCGATGGGTGTAAACACGAAAGTGATGATCCCGTTATGGCGTGAGCAGGGAGTCCTGCTTGAGAACATCATCAGGATCTTGCCCGGATATGTAGAGGGAAGCAAGGAAATTGAGAAGACGCTTTCAGCACAGGCGGCAACGCTGAGTACGATGACATACAAAATCCTCCGGGGAGCGATGGCCCCGGCCTACAAGGATATTGTTGGTTTTGTAACAAACATCAATGACTATCTCATAGAGCAGGAGGGATTGGTCACCGCCATACAGATTGCTTGGGAGGCGGTAAAGACTGTCGCCAAGGTTCTCGGTGCGATATTTGAGGGCTGGGTTCTCATTTTTCGGGAATTGAATGGCTTGGTTGAGAGATTCGGGAGAACCTTGGAGGGGTTGGGTGACAAGGGGGCCGCAATGGGCGACCTCGGCTTGGGCTTGGTTGGCGACCCGGCAGAGTGGCAGAAGCGGGGCGAGGAGAACGCAATGGCGTACCTCTTCGGACTTGGTATTCTGACCAGGGCCGGAACCTCTGAAACGATGCAGTCCTTGGAAGCTGAACGGGACAAGATGTTTGCCGATCTATTACTCAAAACAGAACCAGGAGCCGGTGGGGCTGGCGATGAGAAAGAGGTAGGATACACCGCCGCACAAAAACGACAAATAAAAATGCTATCGAAGCTTAGTGAAACCTACGATGACTTCTACGGAACGATAACGCAACGACTCAATGAATACAATGATTACCAAGTTAAAGAGAACAAGTGGATTCAGACCGCACGGATAAAGGCTCTTGACCAGGAAAGTAAGACCTACGACGACCACTATGGGACATTGGAAGAAAGGACAAATGAATACAACGAATATAAAACGGGCATTCTCAAAACGTATCTCGCGGCTCTCAAGGACGCACTGCCGGATGAAGGGAACGCAATTATCGCCGGGGCAAAGGACTATCTTGGTGTCTACATGGAACTGTGGTTTACGGCAAACAGGACAATCATGTCTTATACAGCAGAAGCCGCACAGACGATCTCCCAAGGATTGAGTACTGCGATATCTGAAACAATCAGAGGGGTAACAACGCTCAAAGAGGCGTTCAAATCCTTCGGGGAAACCATCCTTGAGATGATCGTGAACTGGTTAGTCCAGCGGGTTATCGCTTCTGTCATATCGAGTACGCTGGCGGCGGCCGAAACCGCCGCACAGGTCACCGCAGGAGCCGCCGTCGCCGCCGCATGGGCGCCCGCCGCCGCAGCCGTATCCCTTGCCACCTTCGGGGCGAACTCCGCTCCTGCAATAGCCGGGATGATTGCCGCGTATGGGACGGCCCTGTCACTTTCAAAGATTCCTGGATATGCCGAAGGAGGTAGGGTGTCTGCGACTCCAGGGGGGAGAATCATTCGGGCCGGGGAAGGCGGGGAGGATGAGTGGATCATCCCCGAAAGCAAGATGGGTAAAGGGGGGGGTAATGTGACCCAGCTTATCATCGACGGACGGGTTCTTGCGGAATGGTTCCATGACAGCCAGAGGACAGGGATAATTCAGTTGAGGCCGGCGTAATGCGATTACTCTATGACAACCTTGTCGATGCGGGTGCGACTGTTATCACGTCCTCATCCGAAGGAACCGACCTTCCCGATGACAACGTACAGCATGACCTTCGGACGAAGGTATGGCGCACCGGAACATCGACCGCGCTGGAGTGGGTCAAGTTCGATTTCGGATCGGCGCAGAACGTACAGGCGTTCGCCGCGATAAACCATGATCTGACCGGAAGCGATACGCTCATCAAGATTCAGGCGAACGCAACGGACTCATGGGGCGGGCCGTCTGTCGATCAGGCGATCACTTGGAATGCAGACGACCTTGCGTACTACTTCGGCTCGGCACAATCGTATCGGTGGTGGAGATTCACGTTCACGAAATCCGCATCGGGAGAAACGCGGGACGTGGGACGCATCTTCATCGGGCCGTACTACGAAACGACAAAGAAGATAACGCATGAGGGACTTGACATAGTCCCCATTGATTTATCGGATACCAGGAGGGCCATAGGTGGGCAAACTTACTCTGACGAACGAAGCATCTATCATCAGGTCAAGGTAAGCTTCGACCTGATATCGAACACGCAGATGGCCCAATTCAAGACAATCGCAGAGGCAGTCGGGACGCATACTCCACTGTTCATTGACATTGATAGAACGAATATGGCCTACGCTTGGTTTTATTATGTGAAGTACGCATCATTCAGTGCCAGGAAGGTAAAACTTCATCCATCCAATTCTCCCTTGTGGTCAACGAAGATGACGTTCAACGAGGAATTGTGAAATGGCGAAACTATTGGTGTACGACAAGGACAATACCCACGCTGACCCCGACAAGGAATACAGGGGATCGTACAAGAAGGGGTACATCGTCGAGGTGTACGAGGACAGCAAACCTCACGTATCCCCTCCGCAACCGCCGTTTCTCATCTTGCAGATTGCCGACAGGACAAAAGTTCAGGTCGAAAGTTATATGCAATCGTGGGATCGTACCGTGGACTACGCGGTGGTCGCCAGAGACGTTGTCCTCGACGGATGGCGGCTCGATCTCTCCGCGACGAACCCGAACCCATCCGGCAAGGGGCATCTTACCGTTGCGAAGGTGCAGAACTACCTTGAAAGATGGGGTGCGGTAAACATCGGCCTGAGCGGGAACGCTGTCCGGTTCGACATCGCCATCAGCGCGATTCTTCAATCACCGAACTTTTGGAGCCGGGATGTTTCGCTAATCGTGTTCAACGAAACCGCATACGACGAGGGAACCGGGATACATCGGATGGAAGCGGATTACAACGCTGTCCCTCCCCCGCCGAGGATGAACCTTGACGACTTTGAGGATATGTTCGATGACACAGTTACAGAACATGACGCAGCGGTCATATCCAATGCTGGTGGGGTCATTACCTTCGACATCGGTAGGGATGTTGTGATCCAGAGGGTTCGGGACGAAGTGCAACGGGCGGCGCAAGATACGATCTGCCGAAGGAAGGTCTACCTCGATCCGGCCTATGCCGATACGATCATCGCGGCGGGCAGGGAACTCGTAGCAACGGCGGCAGAAATCGCGCCGTTCATAAGGGACAGAGAGACAGAATAGATGGCAACCCTGAATACCAGATACGTCGATCCTGATGCCGCCGCCGCAGGGAACGGTACACAGCAGATTTTAACTACCGGGAACTGCGCGTATGACTCGCTTACCGCATGGGAAGCGGCTCGACAAGCAGACATCTCCACGGCTACGGGAAGCGATTCGATTGAGAAAGCGGTCTGCTCGTCTAATTTGGATGCAGGGGGCGGGACGGCAGATACGAATGCACAAATCAACGGTTGGACTTGTGATACTACGGGATATATTCAGGTCGAGGCGAACTCAAGCCACGGAGGGAAGTGGAACTCGGGGATATACCGCATGGAAGCCGCCGGGAGTGGTGGGGGTGTTCTCGATATGAGAGAACCTTATGCGAAGTTTATTGGTTTACAACTAAGAAAAACCAGTTCGTCGGCAAATGGGCAAGATGCGTTTCGGATAAATAATTTGGGAGCAACGGGACTCATTGAATTAAAGAAACTGATTTGTTGGGCCTCGGGAAATGCTACCTACTACGAAGCGGCAATCTATATAAATGATGCAACCTATGCGCAGGTCGATATATTTAACTGCGTGGGCTATGGTGTTGGAGCCTATGCCACCGTAAATAATGCGGCAATAAAGATCAACTGTTCGACGGCGAATGTTTACAACTGCGTGGCAGAGGGAGGGTTTCAGGGATTTGCATACGCAGCAGGGACGGTGGCGTTAAAGAACTGCTACGCAGGGAATACTGGAAGCGTAGATTATGATTCTGGAATGACGCTTACAACCTGCTATTCGGAAGACGGCACACAGTCTACATCTACAGCCGCCTATTCAACCGCAACCTTCGTGAACGTAACAGCAGGAAGTGAGGACTTCCATCTGGCTTCCGGCTCCGCTCTTGAGGATGCCGGGACTCCCGACTTTGCAACTGACTCGGCCTACGACATCCACGGATATTTCAGGCGGTACAAGTTCTCTGTTGGGGCAGATGAGCCAACTGCCGTCGATATCGACAGGATCGTTACCCGATATGTTGATCCTGATTCGGCGGCTTCGGGGAACGGGAGATCGTTCACGCTTTCGGGTGGTTCTCACGCTTACGTTTCTCTGAACGTCTGGGAAGCGGCGATGCAGGATGACATCTCCACGGCGACGGGGGATGACTACGTTTCCCAAGTAATTTGCGCCTCAAATCAAGATGCGGGAAGTGGAACAGCAGATTCGACGGCAGTAACTATATCTGGTTGGACAACGGATGCAACCGGGTATATGCAAATCGAAGCGAATTCGTCGCACGGCGGGAAGTGGAACGATAACATTTATCGAATAACAAGACCTTCTGCCGACGAAAGGCTTCTTTATATCCAAGAAGATTATGTCCGGGTCATTGGCATCCAATTCAGTTGGGATTATGTGACAGCGACAACGCTTGCGAGAATCGAAATTGATGGTGTGGGTTCCACCACAGATATTAGATTCGACAAGATAATTTCTCGCGCTACCGTCGCCACCGCGTCTAATGGGCGAGGCTTATATCCCGTTTCAGGTAGTGCTTTTACTGTTACGAACTCACTCTTTTATGGGTGGGGCTACGCCGGGATATATGTTTCATCTGCGGCATCTGCTGATGGCGTAGTGATGAAAGTCTATAACTGTACCTCCGTCAGTAATGGAACTTATGGCTATCGAAACGGGAACACGGGCGGTGCGACTTTTAATCTTTACAATTCCTATGTCGGGAATTGCACCACCGAATATGATGGCACGATCACCCGTACAACGTGCGCCCATTCTTCCGCGACAGGCTATTCCGGTTCCACCGCATCCGTCGCTTATTCGACCGCGAACTTCGTGAATGTGACGGGTGGTTCAGAGAACTTGCACCTCACCTCCGGTTCGGCGTTGCGGAAGGTTGGATACGCCGATCCCTCAAACGGTCTTTACTCCGACGATATTGATGGGGATGCGAGGCCGACTGTTTACTCCGACGATTTCAACCGTGCCAACGAAGATCCTGTTTCCGGAGACTGGACTCCGTTTTTAGGCGGGACGACGGAGGGGCCGGAACTTTACTCGAATCAGATTCGCTGTTCCGATTGGGGTGGTGGCGGTGATCCGTCTGTCGCTTATTACAATGATTTCACTCCCGATGCGAACCATTGGAGCGAGTTTGATGTGTTGGTCGCCAATGGTGGGCCGGGAGTCCGGGTGTATACAGGGGATACCAGCCGAACGCTTTACACCATCTACGGGACGGGTTTGTACCGTGTGAAGGACGGGGGTAGCACTTCCATCGGAACTATATCGGCTGTTGCCGGGACTACGGTTCGCCTTGAAGCGTTGGGAACTGGCGCAACAATCACGATCAACGTGTATATCGACGGGGCGTTAGACCTTTCTGTTGACGATACCCACGCAGACAGGATTACGTCCGGCGATTCAGGACTTTACTGCAACAGTTCATCTGTTGCGGTCATGGACAACTGGCGGGGCGGGGATCTGTGGGACATCGGCGCGGATCAGTATTCTGCTCCGTATTTATCAGGTTCAGATGCGTTGTCCGTTTCGGAAGCAATCTCCATTGTCAAGGCGGCGGCGATAAGTGCCGCC